AGTGCAGTCATACATATCACAGTATATGAGGAATATGACGATATTCCTTCAAGGTTGTACGATTGTAGGTTGGCTTTATTCTGACTTTCCGGTTCAATAAGAACAGGCGTATGGATTAAGCCGTCGACAAGAGAGTACTTAATAAACAATAACTACCACAATTTAATAAATGAATATTACAAAAATACTACTTAATGAAATCGAGGATCTAGATTTAGATACTGATTTTGATGACCTTAAAGCTCTTAGTTCCAATGATAATTGGGATCCTATATCACTTCCTAAACCTAATGCTAAACATAATGATGCAAAACTCTTTGCTGTTACACAATTACTGAGATCATATATTACCAATTCTGCTCCTGTTCTTTCTCCTAATACAAAAGTAGATCTTTTAGCTCTAATAACTACTGTAGAATTTCTTTATAAGAAAGATCCATCACAATTCTGTATTTCTCTTAAGAAACATGCTAATTGGATAAAAGTCTCATGTTTAACTGATACCTATGAACAACTTGACCTACTGGATACTGAATGGAATAAGATTAAGAATTCACCAGTCTTATTGTTATCTATAATGAAACATATTGCCAATATGAATATGTCTGTCGGAGAGAAGAATCTTCTTTTCAGAATCTCTTACTCAATATTAACATTATATAAAGTTATTATAGTCCCAGTTCAACCTTCTTTCAATACCATTGTTACTCCTCTTGACCCTGATAAAGACTATGCAAAGACATTTGATCTTAAGAAGTGTTTAGATATGATCAATATTACTCCTGAGTTATTTCAAGCAGAGCTCGATAGACAAAATCAACAACCTAAATGGCATTTTACTTCTGCTTCTGGACCTAATGGGCAAGCTATGTGGACTTCACACTTTGATGCTGTCGCAATTTCAGAGGATCATACAGTTTATCAAAACTTTGTAAATTACTGTAATAATTTTGGTTACATAGATATGATAGAGCAACATCAAAATTGTTTATGGAACTTATCTGATCTGGACAGACTTGGTTTAAGCGATTCTCTTCATTCTAAATTGTTTTATCTGTTTGAGAAAGGTAATAAGACTAGAATAATTGCTATACCTGATTATTTCACTCAAGAGGTTCTTGGTCCTTTACATGAAACTATACAAACTTTCAATAGGCAAAATGGTAATGATGGTACTTTCGATCAAGAATTTCAATTCAATAGAGTACTTAACCTATCGAAAAATAGTGATAATAAATTCTTCTGTTATGACCTTTCTGCTGCTACTGATAGACTGTCAGTTCAATTACAACAAATGATACTAGCTACATTATTAGATGGACCTAAGGCTGAATGTTGGCGAAACTTAATCACTCAGAGACTTTGGACTGACAATGTAGGTAATAAATTCTTATATGAAGCTGGTCAACCTATGGGTACTAAAACTTCCTTCCCTATGTTAGCTTTAACTCACCATGTAATTGTTATGCAAGCTGCAATTAACTCCGGTTTACCTATTTTCAATGATTATGCAATTGTAGGTGATGATATAGTCATTTGGAATGAAACTGTTGCTGAAGAGTATGTTAAATTAATCTCATTCTTGGAAGTTGAAATATCTAAAAATAAATCTATTGTACCTAAGGGAAATACATATGGTTTTGAATTTATTTCTAGATTAGGTATAAGTGGACATGATTTATCACCTTTCCCAGTTCGGCTTATGAGTTCTGCTTTTCTTGATAATACACAATGTCCTATGCTTCAAAATGAACTTAATAAACGAGGATTACTTCCTTCAGATCATGATAACTTCTGGAGCTTCTTTGGTTCGTTTATGAAGAAAGCCAATATTCCTGATTTCGTGCTACTTAATGGTTTACCAACTGAGATTACTTGTCTCGAACAATCTGTACCTTTTAAAGATGCTGGTGAGCTTAATTTCGCTGTTTGGGCAATGAAACATAAAACAAATAAGCAAGATATTATCAATTTCTTTGGTTATGTTGTATTAACTGAGCAAATGTCTAGATTAAATAATCTTGTACAAGGTTCCTTATCTACGATAGATATTATATTGAAGACACTTACACAGAAAGGAATTCAACCTGATGATATCCTTAAACCAGTAGAAAATAGTGATGCCAAATCCGTCGATGAATTCATTTCAGATTTTGTTTCTAATAAGGATAAGAATTTTACACATCCTATCTATAAAATAACTGAATCTGAAGCACAAAGACTTGTTGATCTGCTTTCTACAATTATTGCATCACCTTCTGAACTACGAAATATAATGTATAAAGGTGTTGTTGATTCACTTCGCGCAACAGTTATGGACATGTTAAAACCTTCACGCTTTACACAATCTGCCGCTATTTCTACAAGATTATCCTTGAGAACATTGACTTTACTTATGAAATCTGTTGATGATCCTGAACATAAACCTATCTCACAGACTTTCAAAATTCCTATCATTAACCAAATTTGGACTATTACTGTAGCTCTTGGAAGAGGTCTAATTATTACACCTCAGATTAACGCTTCTGTAGCAACTAAAGTTCAATCAATATCATCTATCCAATCCTCACTGAAGGATATATCTTTAAAATCTCGCTTACTTAATAAATAAATAACGTACTAGGCTTTTGTGAAACCAGTTTGATGGTTCAAACACTCAGTGGACAACTGAGAGATATGGTTCAA